AGTACCTTACTTAATGGAGCAAGAAGCAGTTGGAGGTAATGTGTTTGAGGTGCATCAACAAGCTGATTTAACGCCATCAGTATTTAGTGATAGGTTTCCTATAATGGAAACTTTTAAATTAAACGAACAATACGGTTTATACTTTAATTATAATTTTTTATGAATATAGTTTGCTCAATTCATCTTTATCCTCCTCAGCATAATTGTGGCGCTGAATGGATGCTACATCACATTAATAAAGATTTAATAAGTAAAGGCCATAATGTAAGAGTGCTTTTGCATCAAGCAAATCATTATAAGATTAAAAATAATTATGTTTTTGATGGCGTTGATGTTTTTCCTCCAAGTGAGAACGTGATAGAGAATTTAATGCGTTGGAGTGATGCCGTAATAACGCATTTGGACTATACAAGATGGACTATTAGTGCAGCAAAACTTTACAAAAAACCATTATTTCATCTTATACATAATAGCCATTTATACCCCGAAATCGTAGAAGCAAACACCAATCAACACGTTGTGTATAACTCTTTTTGGTTGCGGGACAAATTGCAATACAAATGGGATAACTTTATACTAACGCCTCCCGTTGATTATCGTTACTATGACCTTAAGATTGACCCAGCGAAGAACGAATATATTACTCTGATTAACACCAACGAGAACAAAGGCGGTAAGATATTTGAAGAGATTGCTCGTGCATTACCAAATAAGCGGTTTTTAGGCGTTTTGGGGAGCTATGATCAGCAAATGACATCTAGCCTTCCAAATCTAAAATTAGTGCCTAATACGCCCGATATTGCGCAATACTACAAGCAAACAAGGATACTATTAATGCCTAGCGATTATGAGAGTTGGGGCAGAACGGCAACCGAGGCAATGTGCAGCGGAATCCCCGTTATAAGCTCTATGGCCGAAGGGTTGGTTGAGAACTGTGGAAAAGCGGGCATATTTATAAAGGATCGGAATGATATTAAAAGCTGGGTTAAGGCAATTACTGAACTGGATGACGCCAAAAAATATAGTGAGGCATCCAAAAAAGCAAAAGAGAGATCAAGAGAGCATGACCCTCGAAAAACGCTTGATGAGTTTGAGGCCTGGTTCAGAGAAATGGTTAATAAATATAAGTAAGTATGGCGATATATATAAACGGGATAACGGTACTAGCTGACGGTGTAGTCGAGCCAGTTTCCTTGCCCGATGCAAAAGATTGGATGAAGATAGATTACAACGATGAAGATGGCCTTATAAAGGATTTGATTAGTGCGTCTAGGGTGCATTTAGAGAAGATAAGCGGCATTGCTTTGGTTAATAAGTTATTGAAAGTCAATTTACAAACTACGGGAATAGCTCCAGGTGTTTGGATGATTGATTTGCCTTATAGCCCATTAATTTGCGTTGATAGTGTTACCATAAAAACCGGAATAAATACTTACACTACTTTGGTAAAAAATGAGGATTATGAAGTAATAGGTGGCAAATTATGGTTATATTCACAAGGGATTTTTAACGTTCAATATCAGTGCGGTTATGGCTCAATTCCAGAGGACTTGGCAAATGATATACTTGCTTTGACTTCATGGCAATTTGAGAATAGGGGTAAAAAGATGAACGCTGATAAATCCTCTTTACTTAGCCAATATCCTAATTGGGATGGCCTTAACTATCATCAATACAAAAAAGTATTCATAGTATAATGCCGAGCGGATTCCGTTTAGAAGTTAATGATTATAAGTTCAACAAAATGCTTACCAAGCTCAAGCAAACCGTTGATGAAACAAGCGCAACGGTTGATCGTGAGTTAGCGGCTAGCGGTGAGGATATGGTCAGAAGTGCTAAAAATATATTAGCTGGTATTGTAGTTAATTATAATGGTAAACCATATAGAGGCGTTGATACTGGCAGGCTATTAAATAGCATATCCTTTAAAAAGGATCAATTTCTTAGCTATCAATTTGTGGCTCAAACTGACTATGCTGCTTATATTGAATTTGGTACTGGGCAAGGTTTTATAAAACCAGAAAGAGATAGTTGGATTCAATTGGCAAATAAATTTAGAGGTAATTCAATAAAACAAATAAGTTTACCACCTAGGCCTTATATGCGTCCAAGTATTTTGGCTTATTGGCCTATATACCAAAAGCGTGTAAGAGACTTTTTAAGAAAGAAAAGACAAGCGTAATGAAGGATAGTGCAAATAATGTAAGGGATATATATGTAAATGCTTTAAACGGCAACATTACTTACAATTCTAAGAATGTACCCGTTTATGGTCAGCCTCCATTTGTAACTCCTCCAGATAGATATGTAATTATAAATAATATTATTGAGGTAGCTAATAATACAAATGATAGCTTTGACAATGAGGTTGAGGTAACAATAGAGATTTATAGCGAACAAAACAAAAATAACAACGTAAGCCAAGTGGACAATATTTCGGGTCAAATACTTAATATTTTGATTCCAGATACGAAGATTAATGGATTTAGTGATAGCGACTTTTACGTATTCCCAATGGCTCGAACAAGTTCAAATTATTTACCTTTGTGGGAGGGTGATAATTATATAGCAAGAAAAGTAATAACAATTAGAAATTTAGTAAATCAAAAATAAACAAAAATGGCAAAAATTCAAGGTTCTACTCAAAGCGTAGATATTAGCGTGGACAACGGCACTAGCTGGAAGTCTCTAATTTGCTTACGCACATCAAGCGTAAACGGTACAGTTGACTCTACTGTTGAGCAAACAAACTGCGGTACTTTCACATCTATTGGTAAGCCCAATATGACTGTTGATTTCGATGCAATTTGCGAAACTGCTCCTGGTGGTTCTGAAGTCAGTTACTCATCTTTATTGGGTTACTTTAACGCCGGAACTGAAATTTTGGTAAGAGTACAAAACCCAGTTGTAACTGGTTCAAGTGCTGGTGCTTCTTATTATCAATCTTTCAATGGTTACATCACTTCTTTAACTCTCAATCAATCTACTACTGAATTTATCAATTTCTCTGGTACTGTTTCATCAAATGGAGTTATTGACATTACTGCTTAATTATGAACTACACTACTATAACTATTAACAACGAAACTATTGGACTAAAATTTGGGATGGCGTCTTTTAGATACCTTCAAGACAAATTCTCAAAAGACAAGACATTTGATATATCAATATTAAGTGAGATTACAATATCTCACATTATATATAGTGGATATTTCAATAATTGTCTAGTTAAGGAGGTTGATCCTAAATATAGCTTTGCTGACATTGTTGAATGGGTTGAGCAAACTTTGCTTAAAAACCAAGAAGATAATGACATTGCAAAAGTTATAAAAGTTTGGTCTGAAAGCGATTTTATAAGACAAGAAAATCAATCAAAAGACCAAGCAAAAAAAAAGACCTCTCGTGGGAAGAAATAGAGGCGTTTGCGTTTGGAGAGTTAGGGTTGATGCCAAATGAATTTTACTCTTTGAGTCCTAAACATTACTCGTTAATGATGAAAGGGCATGAAGATAAAAAAGTCGATAGTTACAAACAAACTAGATTACTTATGTTCACAATGGTAAGGTTAATGGCCGATCCAAAGACCGCACCTAAAACTCCAGAGCAGTTATGGGAATTACCAGGGGATGAGGACACAACTAAAATAGACGAAGAGGAATATAGACAATTAATTAATAGATATAGGAATGGCAAGTAACCAAGATTTCATATTTACGTTAGGTGCGGATATAAGCCAATTCACTAAATCTATAACCGAGGTAGAAAGAGAGCTAAAAGATGTTCGTAATTCTCTTAAAAACCAGACTGGCCAAGCAATTGTTGAAACTAATAAATATATTCAACAATTAGAAGGCAGTCTAACTAATTTAAGAAAAACTGGATTAGACAAATTACCACAAGCAGCTCAAGGCGGTAGTGCAGCATTATTTTCACTTAGCCAAGTTGCTAGGGATGCGCCATTTGGATTTATAGCTATTCAGAACAATTTACCGCTAGTAGTTGATCAATTTAGTGCTTTAGCTAAAACAAGTAATGGATTAGGAGGAGCATTAAAGCAAGTTGGTGCAAGTTTAATTGGCCCAGCCGGTATTGCATTTGCTTTTGGTGCGGTGATTTCTGTGGTTACTGCACTTGTTCAAAAGTATGGCAGCTTATCAGCCGCTTTTGATGCAATAGTAAGCGGACAAAGAACATTAACAAAAGAACAAAAAGATTTTGCAAAAAGTTTAGCTGACGAGGCAACTGAAGTTATATCACTTGCTACTTTATATCCAAAATTTGAGAAGGATAGACGAAAGCAATTTGATATAATTAAAAAGTTAAATCAAGTAGCTCCAGAATATTTTGGTAATCTTAAAGCAGAAAAAACATCAATTGATGAAGTAACTGCTAGCTTAGATAGATACATTGATTCATTTATTGGAAAGATTTATATAGAATCTCAACAAAAAAAGATAAATGAATTATTTACTAAATATGCAGAACAAATAACTAGATTAGTAGATGCTGAATTAGAGAGAAAAAAGAATATTAAATCTACTAAGCAAGATGTTGATAATTTAAATAAATCAACATCTCAATTGTTTAAAGATGCTGTAAAAGCAAGTAAAACTCCGCTTGTAGGAGATATTGCTTTAAATGTAAATCCAGTATTTCCAGTTACAACAACTCAAGCTGCTATTGATAATTTAAAAGCAGAATTAAGATCACAATTAACTGGTGTATTTAGTGAAATAGATGTTTTTAAGGGTTTTATAAACATAGATGGTTTAAAACAACTAAAAACAAAAACAAAAGAAGTAGAAGGATTATGGTCTGGGTTTGCTCCTGCTGCGGTTATAGCCGGTGATGATTTTAATAATGCAGTTAAAAAGAGTGCAAAGAATTTAGAGGGTTGGAGATACATTATAGAGCAAGTTGCTATAAAATCTGCTGAGTTAAAAACTAATTTGGATGGCGTTGCAAATAGTTCTTTAAAAGTTGCAAATACTTCTTTTGATAAGATGTTTGAATCTTTACAACAACAAGATATGCTTGTTGGTTTGGAAGAAATGAATAGAGGAATAAATAAAATATTTAAAGGAATTGATGATCAATTGAAATCTAATCAAGAAAGATTTCAGAATTATAAAAGTATTATTGAACAATTCATAACTGCACCTTTAGATTATTTATTTAACACAGTATTGGAAGGTGGCAAATTTAGTTGGAAAGAGTTTGGAAATGTAGTGTTAAGAGTTTTGGCAAATATTATAAGTTCAATTATTGCAACTACGGCTGCGGCTGCAATTGCCAACGCAATTGTACCTGGAGCGGGAACGGCTGGTGTAAATGCTTATAATCAAAGCAGTAGATTATTTGGAAGAAATATGCAAGGTGGAATGAGTCCATCTCTTGGTTATACTCCAAGAGGTTTAGGAGGAGCGGCTAATTTTGGTGGCCTTAGTGGAGGTTTAGGATTAAGTGGCCAAGTAGTATTTGTACAAAGAGGTAGTGATTTAGTAGGAGTATTAAATAGATCAAACGCAACAATTAACAGAGTTGGCTAAAGCAGAAAAATATAGAATAAATTTTAAGACTCTACAAGGCCAAGATGCCCGCGTAGAGTTTTATTTTGAGGGTTTTACTGGCTCTACAACAGAACTACGTGGAGGCATCAAGCCATTTGTGCTTAAAGAGTTTAACACGAATGATGACTTATTTAAGCCCATTCGTCCACAAATGGCAGAGATTGAAATAGTAGCTAGCGCAACTGGGGTAAGCATAGATAGCTTTTTAGTAGATAATGATGATGATATTGAGGTAAGATTTTACTATGATGATCTTCTTACCGTTTATTGGAGAGGATGGCTTTTGCAAGATGACTTCCAAGAGATTTGGGAGGACACAAATCACATTTTAATAATAAGAGCCATAGATGGCTTAGGATATAATAGGGACTTTCCATTGTCAAATAACGGTGCGGAAGTAACTGCTAAAACAACGCCTTTGCAATACATTGAGTATTGTACGGCTAACTCTGCTAAGAATTGGGATAAATTTTATTGCTTTAACAATTTGTTTCATCCCGACATGACAGATAGTGCTACTTACACATCACTTGATCAATGTAAAATTGATCCTAAAACTTTCCAAGTACAAAGCACAGAGTATGAATCATCCATAGAAGTATTAGACAAAATAAATAGAGGTTTCAACCAAAATTTATTTATGTACAATGACAATTGGTGGCTTATGCGTATGGAGGAGCTTTACGTTCCCAAAACAGAAAACTTAAGGGGGTTTGTAGAGAATAGTAGCACAAGAACGGCTATTAACACAAGATATGACATTAACGTAGGCAATAGCGAGGATATTAAATTAATCTCACCTAGTGCCATAAGAAATATAAATAGAAGAACAAAAGAGAACAGTGTAGTTTTTAACTACGAGCAAATTGGTGAACTTATTACCAATGGCACCTTTTCAAGAGGTGATTTTATCTCCGATACGGCTACGCTTAAAGAATACGAGGTAGATAGTTGGGACTATAAATATACTGTCTCATCATCGGTTCCCGATTATTGGGGATTTGGCGGTACAACGCCTCCTAGTGGTACGGTTACAAGAAATGAGATTTGGACAAATATTGATACCGGATATTTAGAGGATAATTATGTAAGAGTTCCTGGTTCTCAAAATACCTCTCCCGTTTACGATTATTATATAAGAAGCCAAGAGGTTAAAGTATTTACTGGTGAAAAATTAGTAATCGGATTTGATTACAAATTTGACACAACATTTAATGATGACGGCTTTTTTAGGCAAATGGTTGTAATGCTTGATGGCGCAGCCAATAATTACTTTTTAGGCCAAGACGGTAAATGGAAGCAGACAAATAGCACATTTACCAATAATTACGCATATATTGGCTCAGATTATAACCAAGCTCAATCGCCTTTGCCTACGGAGTGGGTAAGTATAAATGTGGAGAGTGATCCTTTGCCCGATAATGGAGTAATAAAGATAGCCTTTATTTTAGATTATCATGCCTTGCTTGATCAAGCAAATGAGATGCACGTTAAGGCATTGAACTTTCAAATTATTGAAAGATTTAACACATGGACAAGTGAACCTTTGGTTGGTGTAAAAACCGCTTTTACAAAGGCAGACACTTTATACAATAAGCAAGAGAATGACATTTTTTTACAAGATGGCTTTTCATGGAATTATAAAGGCACTTTGTTAAATAGTGCTGGGACATCTATCCTTAACTCTACTTGGTATCGTTACCGCTTTCCAACGGAGGAATTTAGCTTTAGAAAGCAAAATAACATTGCTTATTGGGAAAACACAAGGTTTAACCGTAGTAAGTTAGATGCTAACTTTTACGGATTATTAAACAACGGAGATCGTATTGGTTTACATAATACGGTAATTTTTGTTGATGATGACCCAGATAAAGTATATGCAATCGTAAATCTAAAAGAGATTGATTTTGCGAGTGCTACATGGAGCGCAACTTTGCTTGAGGTTTGGGATGATGACAAGGATGGACAAGATTTAGATAACAAAACTTTTGATGCCGATGTAACTACTGGTACTTACAATAACCCAGTTAATGTACCTTGGACGGTAGTAACGGCTGCGGATTTCACAATTGTTGGAGGTTACCAAATAACTTACAATGGTATTGTGAGTATTACGGAGCCAATTGTAATTAGTTTGGCTGGTAACATAAAAACTACTAGCCCAGCTCCTTTGCCTCCGGTAACTACTACATTTACGGTTAAGAAAAATGCGACAACTATAAAAACTCAAACTTATCCGGTAAGTGCTAATCCTCAAGCGTTTACGTTTAATCTATCCCCAAGTGGATCAATCACAATAGACCCAGGGGATGTATTTACGGTAACGGTTAGTAATAACATTACTCAGATAGAATATACTAGCGGAGCTTTCACTATTGACTATCAATACCCAGGCACTTTGACTTATGATCCTTTTACAGAAAAATACATATACAATAAATAATGGCTGAAGTAGTAACGGCTCAAGGCTTAGTATTAGCGGTAACAAGTGCGGCGGGTGATGTTTACCCGTTTGCTTGTACTACAACCGCATCCATAACCATTAATAGGGACTTTATAGAGCTTGCACCCAAAACAAATGGCGTTTTTCGTGAATATATAAAAGGGCGTAGTGGTTATACGGTTAGTGGTAGCGGTCTAGTAAAAATGGTGGAAAGTTACACGCAACCTATAACTTTTTTTGATACCTTTATTGAGGGTTCGGATAGTGAGTTTATAGGCTATTTAGACATTGTTGATGCAAGCGGTAACTATAAAGTTTACAAGTTTTCTTGCATTGTTCAAGATTTGACTCTTACTAACGCAACTGGGCAAAACGCCTCATATAGCTTTACTTTACAAGGGACTGGGCCTTTAACTGAAATAACTGTTGTAGATAGTGCTACCGTAGTTAGTGGTAAAATTACCTCAAGAAGTACGGCATCCTACAAACTTATTGGTGTGGCAATTGATGGGGTATGGTACTACAATTATACCGTAACCAATGAAGGGGGCGGAGTCTTCACAATAACAATAGGTACGGCATATAACGGGAAAACTGTAAAAGCTGCATACCTACAATTATTCTAAAAATTATGTAATTTTAATAGCAAATGGAAGCAAATTTCTGGTTAGTTTTAGGGATACAAACAATAGCATTTGGACTCGGTGCTATTCGGATTTATACCGATATGAAAATAAAGCTAAGAGAGCATGATCTTAGGCTAAAAACATTAGAAAAGAAAGAGGACGAGACTGCGATTCAGTTCAAAGAAATTATGCAAGCTCTTAATGAAATTAAATTAGAATTAAAAGATAAAGCCGATAAGCCATGATAGGTGAACTTAACATGAAGCCGATAAAAAAGGGAGATACCTATGTTATCAGCTATTCTTTCTACGAAGATCAATGCGAGGATACGCCTCTTGATGTATCTACTTATAGCTTTAAGCTACAAGCCAAGAATACTAGCGGAACGGTCATGATCGAGTGGCTCAATGCTACTTTTGTTCAGATCGATAACAATACAAGAAAAGTAACGTTAACTCCCGTTCAGACTGCGGCTTATACGGCTGGTGAATATACTTACGAGCTTGAAGTTACCATCTCTACTAATAAATATACTTGGATGCAAGGCTACGTTGAAGTTCAAAACCAAGTTACCTCATAATGATATTAATTAAAGTTACATATACATCAACACAACCCGTCATAAAGGTTACTTATGATGTAACCGATATTACGATAAGTGGAGGGCAGCCGAGTCCAGTTTACGTGAATTTGGATTATAGTGCGAGTGGTGCGGCTACCAATATTACATCCGTAGGGCTTACAATGCCTACGGGTTTTAGTGTTGCAAATAGCCCTCTAACCCAAAGCGGAACTTTGGCGGTTACTTATGCGGCTGGTTATAGCCTCCCTAGTGATGCCGAGCAAGCAACTTGGGACACTGCATATAATAGGAGCCTTACTGCGGCAAATGTAAGCGGTACGACAACCAAGACACTTACTCTTACAAAGCAAGACGGCTCGACTTTACAAGCGTCATGGAGCGATATTGATACGGCTCCCGTAACAAGCGTATTTGGCAGAACGGGCGATGTTGTAGCAACGGAAGGGGATTATAATTTAGGACAACTTGGAGATGTTACAATCACTTCACCAAGCACTAACCAAGTGCTTAAATACAATGGTACGGCATGGGTGAATGGTACGGATACCGATACGGGGCTTACAAGCGTAGGGCTTACAATGCCAGCCGCTTTTACGGTGAGTAATTCTCCTTTGACAAGCAATGGTACAATTGCGGTTACTGGGTCTGGGTTAGCATCTCAATATGTAAGAGGTGATGGAAGCCTTGGAGATTTTCCAAGTGGAGGCGGCGGCGGAGGTGCATCCGTATCGTATTATTTAAACGGATCAGTTAACCAAGGGACAATTGGTGGGGTTACTTATTATGAGATGAATAAGACTCCCGTTTTCGGTGCTGGTACTAATTTTACAATAAATGCAAACGGATATATAGCATCATTTTTAACCGATGCAAATGATCCAAATTTGCTAAAGATACCTGCTGGTAACTGGAATTTTGAGACATTCTTCCAAGCGTCAAGTGGAGGCGGTAATCCTACCTATTATGTAGAGCTTTATAAATATGATGGAACTACATTCACATTAATTGCAAGTGGGTCAACAAATCCAGACGCAATAACTGGAGGTACTGCGGTTGAGGCTTATTTCTCTACGTTGCCAGTCCCAGAGACAATATTAACGGCAACAGAGAGACTTGCCATAAGGATATATGTTACTCCTGCTGGAAGAACAATAACTTTGCATACGGAGGACAATAACCTTTGTCAAATCATTACTACT